GATCAGCAACATCAGTTCGACACGGTTCTGGTAGGCGACAAAGACATCTTTGCCAACGAACCAGTTGTACACGGTCTGGCGGGTGACACCAAGCGCCTTGGCAATCTTGGTGACAGGGAAGTCGAGATGGATCGCCCATCGACCCAACTGGTTGCCCGGGGTCTTAGGTGCGCTCATCACGGCGTCAATTGTTTTTTGAGAGTAAGACATGGTTGTTTTGGGTGGGGGTACTCGCTACGTCTGGTGAGATTCGAACTCACGGAGTTCCAAGCATCGCTCATGACAGCCCTTGAAACTCTTTAGTCATGTCACCAATAGACCTGACTCTGGCACAGCATCCGCTTTCCCCCCGATTCTCCTTATTTCTTGGTCGCCACCAAGGCGCAAGTGACTTTCTCAGACTCGGACTGGTCGTACAGAGCGCACGCCACCGCAATAGGGTCAGCGCCGTTTTTCACAGCGTCTGCCCACTTGGCACGGCGATCCATACCGATAGCGGTGCAAGAACCAATCATAGTGATCAGCACCACAACGCCAGCCCAGAGGAAATGACGGTACAACTTTGTGTCATCGTCCAACATGGCTCGCCTCACTCTTCGTCGTCCCAGTCAGCGACGATGTCGGCCAACTTGGACTTCTTGGCGGGCACGGCGTTTGGCTTCTCGCCGCCCTTGCGCACTTCGGGTTCGCCACCATCGTCCTCGTCCACAGCGGGCTTGGCTTTCGCTTTGGCCGCTTTGGGTGCCGGTGCTGGCTCGTCCTCTTCTTCAGCCTCGACCTTGGGCGCGGCCTTGGTGGGCTTGCCCGGGATCGACAACTCAGCCTTTGGCTTGACGCCGTCGGCTTGGGCAACCGTCATGGTCACCGCACGCTTGGCGTCATCGCTCTCGGCTTGTTTCTGTACGGTCTCGTACTCGTCTTCTTCCAGCCAGCGCACGGGCGTGAAGAACAGTTTGGGCGACTCAGCCTTGGTGTCGAACTTCATGCGGGTGACAATCTGCTCGGGGTTCACAGGCGGGGTCTGCACCGCGAGGAAGCGGGCATAGGCTTGCAAGGGGCGCTTGTCGCCATCTTCTTTGCCGAAGATGCTCGTGGCAGGGAGTGTCAGTTGCAACACATCACCTTCAAGGTTGTTGGCCAGAGCCACAGCAAGGCGCTGTTGGAAGCGGCAGGCTCGGCTGTTGCCGTTGCCCGACCCTGCTTCGTTCTGGGGGCAACCCATACAGGTTTTGTTTTGCGGAGCCTTGATGGAAGCGTCGGGCTTCTCGCCATCGTTGGACCAGCAGTCGGGGCCGCTGATGCGCTCGGGATCGTACGCACCCTCGTAGAAGATGCGGCTGACTTTGGGAGCGGCTTTGACGATGACGACATCAAGATGGCGGTCATCAATCGAGGCAATCTCTTTGCCACCAGCGACGAGTCGGAAGACCCCGCCTTTGATGGAGATGCGCTTGACTGAGGCACCAGTACCGCCGCCGGTCAGGGCTTTGGCGGTTTCGGACAACTCGTTGTTACGAGCAAATGCGGGAACATTGGATGACGAAAAAAGCGTGATGTTACTCATGATTGCGTTACTTTCTGATTGGTGTTACACGAATGTCGAACGACGTGATGGCGTTCATGCCCGGGGGTACTAGCCCCGGATTTTCCTCAAGGAACTGGGCCATGTTGGTTTGGGCAATGCGCTTTTCCAACAAGTCCACGACCTGATGCTCAAGAACAAACTTCTTGAACGAGTCCCAGTCTTGTGTGTTGTAGCGCGTTGACTTCATCAACGACACAGTCCCACTAGAGGTTCTTACCGACGAGAGCCCAAGGGCTTTCATCTGATCCTTGATGGCCATGCGAAGTTCAGTGCGCTGTTCTTCAAGGTCAGCAATCTCTTTGTCGAGTGCCGCTTGACGCGCTTTGATCTTCGCATGGATGGCGACAAGTTTATCCAGCGAGATGGTATCTGCTGGCGGCGCTGTGTCTTCGCCGTCTTCGATGTCAGTCATTTGCTTTCTCCTTTTGTGTTTGTCTAGAGTTAGACAGTTTACCTGAAAATTTAGTTTGTGCAAGCCCCCTTTCAAGAATTTATTTCAGCCTCAAACATCGCTGTCAGAAGATCGTTGTCATCGACCTTGGCAGTCAGCGCCTTAAACATTTTGCGTTCAATCGGTGAACTCTGGATATGGATAACTGTTACCTTGTCGCTCGTCTGCCCCTTGCGATCGGCGCGGGCGATGGCCTGAATGTATTGTTCAACCGACATCAGCGGGCCGTAAAAGATCACGGTGTCCGCCGCAGTTAGGGTAATCCCGTGTGCCGTGGCTTGCGGTTGCATCACCAGTATGCGCGGGTCAGGGGTGTTCTGGAACCGCTGGATGATGTCGGCACGCTTGGTCGCGCTCACACCGCCGTGGATGACCTCGGCTGTGATGCCTCGCTTGGTGAGATGGGCGTAGATGGTGTCGATGCTTGAGCGGAACAACGCAAAAATAATCACTTTCCTTGAAGTCTCTTCCAGCACTTCTTCGATCACGCCAAGGCGTGGCCCTGCATCGAACTCGACCACTTCCTTGTCGTCGTTGTAGGCGGCGCCACAACTGATCTGCAAGAGTTTGCTCACTACAGTAGCGGCGTTGACCGCTGTGATGGTTGTCCCTGCGGCGTTGACCAGCATTTGTTCTTTGAGCAGGTTGTAATATTTGGCTTGTTGCGGGGTCAGCGGCACCTCGCGTGTCAGCGTCATGACAGGTGGCAGGTCCAAGCATTGCTCTTTGGTGTACCGGATGGCGGGTTGCAAGGCGTTGAACACCTGCTCACGCGCATCTTTCTTTGGCATCCACTTGAACATGGTCGCCTTGTACATGACTTGATCGCGCCACGCCGTGAAGAACTTAGGCACACCATCGGGGTTGACCAGTTTGGCCAGACCAAACGCATCGGCAGGCGACTGCGATGCTGGTGTTCCCGTCATCATCCACAGGTACGTGTTGGGGCCGACGATCGACTTCAAGGTTTTCCATCGCTTGGTGGTCGCGGTCTTGTAGGCGTTGGCCTCATCCACGATCACCAGATCGAAGCGTCCGTCGTTCTTGATCTCATCTGCGATCAGGTTCAGCCCTTCGTAGTTGCACACCACGAACTCGTAGTCCGACTGAATCATCTCGATGCGCTTGGCGGCTTGTGCATGATGGGCGACGATGGCCGAGCGGTGGATGATGGAGTTGTTCAGGTCAGACATCCATGCCGAGTGCATGATCGACAGTGGGCACAGGATCAGCACACGGCGCACAAGTCCGCGCTCCATCAGATAGTCGGCCGCCCACAGCGCGGAGAGCGTCTTGCCAGTACCGGGGTCGTTGAAGACAAATGCGCGTTTGTTGAGTGTGAGGAATGCCGCTGTCTCCATCTGGTGGGACATGGGCTTGTAGCGACCCGGCCACTTGTATCGACGTGTGATGGGCGAGGGCACATCCTTCACGCCAAGATTGCGAAGCACACGGGTCTCATCGAGTCCCCAGTACACCGCGATGCGGTAGGTGTCGCCCTCTTTGTCCAGCACTTTGTGCTTGGGAATGATGCTGTATTTATCGGGGTTGCGTGTGCGAAACACAACCGCCTTGTCCTCAAGGATTTCCATTTGCTTTCTCCTGAACCTTAAAATTTTTCTGCAAAGAACTGGCTAACCGCTTTATCGAACTCGTTAATATCAAACGTGCCGCCTTCTCCGTGGTGCGACATGATGGCAATCTTGTCCCTCATTCGAGACATTGTGAAGTTTGGAAGCGCCATGATGTGGATTTGATTCTTTTGCGCTTCTTGCCAAACAAACCTTGCGTTGTTGATGCCGATCAGTTTTTGCTCGGCGGTGGGCAGTTGCTCCCACCAGTCATCGAATGTCATTTGTTGTCTCCTCGGTTAGATGAACGAGAGCGAAGACGGGTGTTGCCCGGGGTGGACTTGCCGCCTTTGCGCATGGGTTTGATGTGGTCGATGTCTTTGCCAGCGCGGTCGATGCCCTTCTTGTCGTAGGCACGCCGAGCCTTCTGACGCTCGATCTGGTCTTTGTCCTCACCACGCTTCTTCTGAAGTTGGTACTCGTGCTTCCAGTCTCTGGTTGCCATGATTAGTTCCTTCTCGGTTTGTTGTATTCACATGTTTTTACCGGACACCACCCGCACAGCGGTGTCGGCTTGGGGTTCCACACCCCGGTATCATGCGCTTGTTCGATGCGGGCAACGCGCTCCCGATAGTCCCACCAATACTCTTCGGCTTCGCCCACCATGAAACTGGCCTTGGCAATGTCGTTCTTGACCACGAAGAGCAGGGCGCCGGACACCCGACGGATGTGCGGGAAGTGCACGAACACCATCAGCGCCATGAGTTTCAACTGCTCTCGGTCAGGGTACTTGTTGTTGCCCGACTTATAGTCGACCACGCGAGCGGTCAAGTTGTCATCGTCAATGATGAGCAAGTCAGCGATCCCACGCACCCACACATCTTTGTCGAGGAACCCGCAGGGCTTCAAGTCCTTGGTCACGCCCATCTTGTACTCGCAGAGTTTGCGCCCGGGCTTGGCCTTCAACACATCGAGGGTGTCTTGCATGAATTCAAACTGGGGAGGCAGAGGCGTGTTGTCTTGGATGTACAACTCAGCCGCCGTGTGCAACTCCTTGCCGTAGATGGTCGCCTCGGTGTCGGTGAACGGGTAGTTCTTGAGAACCTTGACCTCATGGTACCGACGGGGACAGCCCTCATAGTCTTTGAGGGCGCTGTGCGACCATGTGACATTCTTCATTCGTACTCTCCACACTCACAAACAAACATCCCGCACTGACTGCATGTATTTTGTTTTTCAACCAAAAGTTCTGCAATATGTACGGCGTGCACAACAAAGCCTTCCCCATACAACAGTGACAACTCTACAAA